CAGTCATATTATTTCGAGTGTTCCGGCATAGGGACTTGCGAAATATATGTTGACGATGTGCTTGTAGAAACAATAGATATCGAAAATTCAAGCTATGAAATATTCAAAGGGCTTATAGAAAATACCGAAAAGAAGGAAGTCGAATTTAAGTTTACAACAACTTATCCGATGGCCTTAAAGAATGTCGCTATTTATAAAGAGTTATTCCCGACCCCTGAAAATGTGATGCCTTTTACAGACAAGATCAAATATGATTTATCGTCTTTGGTTGATGATTTCTACATGATCGACCCACAGGGAATTTACTATGAAGGGGATCATCAGAAGTATTTACAAACCTCTGATTTTTACCAGGAAGGAACTAAGACTTTAGTATTAGATCGTGATATGTACGGATGCTTCACGGTCTATTACAGGGCTTATCCTATTGAATTAACAACCGAGACAGAGGACGATTATGAATTGCCCGTTGATCCCGAAGTCTACGTCTTATTGCCTTTATATATGGCGTCACAGTTATACAAAGACGACGATAACGCTATTGCAACGGCTTACAGAAACGAATTTGAAGTCGGGTTTGAGCGTCTAGTCAATTCTGCAAATTTGGCCGCATACGAAGAATTTACAAGTGAGAGTGGGTGGGTTTGATGCCTGTATCATTCAAAGTTCCCAAAAGTCCAACTAAATCGAAATACGTTATAGACACATTTTTAGGCGTGGACTATACAAGTGCCGGTATAGACGTTGATCCTTCACGTTCACCTAATGCCCCGAACATGGTTAGGCATACGCCGGGGAAAGTGCGTAAACGTATGGGCTATTCTAACGAAATACAATTCGGGCCTGTTACAAATGTGAATTATGCCGCCGGAACTTCCTTAAAAGAGCAAGAGATAAGAATAGCTGAAAGCGAAATAAGTAATCAGATATTGCTTTATAATCTTGTAGATTTAATAGTAGCCGAAAGTAGTTCCATTACGATATATTACGAATTTGACTACAAGGCAGAACACAACTTCTCAATATATCCCGGCGGGAATAGTATATCCGCAAGTGAGGAATGGACGCATTATAGCGGAACTGCAACTATAAGCAGCGGAAACCAAGTTGAAGAAATTCAAATTCTTTCATCACAAGCACAGGATATTTTTATAAAATGTTTTTCTGTAATGAGAGCAAAAGACGGAAACTACAAATGGAGTCCGGCACCTAAAAAAATAGTAGAACATAGCGGGAACAAAATTTGTAATGGATGTTTTGATTATTATATACCATCAAGCGCAAAATCGTATATGAACATGAATCGTGTTCAGTCTGCATCCGACACGTTTACAACATTTTCACTTACACCCGGCCACCTAGTTATATACAATTTAGAAGAAGGTGTATATAAACATCGTTATACCGGAGAGGGAAGAAGAATATATTTTGAATTTGATTATCAATTAACAGGGAGCAACGCGACGATTTATGCCGCGGGTGGAAATAGTAATGTAATAACACTTGCGCCCACAACTACTACAAAACATATTTCTGCATCCCAGATGGCGGGGCAATACGGACCATTCCAGACAGAAGTATATGCACACATCGACGAAGGAACAGCAACGCTAAAGATAAAAAATATGTTTATCGGTTATGCTGTTGATGATACTTATGAATGGAAAACGTCGCCCGAAGATAGAGGAATGGATAAACAGTCTAGTCTATTATACTGGACCGGCGATAAGAATTATTCAACCATTAGTAGTCACGAAGAAACAAGAGTTCTGCCGAGTGAGGATCATTTCGAGGATGAATTTACAATTATACCAAGCACAGAAGAAACGCACCCGATAAGAGGTTTTTTTCATTTTAGTTGCATAGTACAATTTACTACCGATCAAAGTTACTATCAGTATTCGGAAGTTTATCTTGAACATGACAACCATCAAATTAAGATATTGTCTGGCGATATATCAACCGCAAAAAAAATAGATTATTATGGTTCAATAAGTTCTTATGCAGACTACCCCGAAAAAGTATATATAATTCATTATTTTAGTCGAAACGTTGTTGGAACAGCTACAAGCATAATGACGGATATTGAAGTTAATGAAGTTTCTCCTAGAGACATAGCATCACTTTCAGGTAAATATAATATATTCCACATAGGTAATAGCGTTTGGCTGTCAACGACGGACTATGAAACACAGTTAGTATATAGTTCTGCCGCTAATAAAAAAAGCTGGGCGATACAATTTGAAGATAAACTTATATTGCTTGATAAAAACAATATATATGATTTCAAAATTGGAAAGTCTATGACTTTTGGACCGCTTGATCCTGATTATTGTTATACACCTTTAATTACGATAGCAAAAAGCCCATCGGGTGGTGGCTCTTCATACGAAGCGTTAAATATGCTGACACCGGCGTTTATAGAACAGTTTATTGTTACGTCAAGCGAGTCAACCGCAACACAATTTCAACTTTCATTTTCAAAACTGGATAATCGAACTGTTAAGGCATGGGTGCTTGGAGCAAGCGGATCATGGTCTGAAAAAACACAGGGCACAGATTTTAACGTAAATAGAGAAACAGGTGTAGTAACATTTGTTACAGCACCCGGCACTACTCCTATATCCGGACAGGATAATGTCAGAATACAGGCATATAAGACTATAGAAGGATATAGGGATCGTATTGCTAAATGCTCGTTTGGAACAGTATATGGTGTAAATGGACGACCTGATAGATTATTTGTTAGCGGGAATCCCGATTATCCCGCGCAAGATTTTTACTCGGAACAAAATGATTACACATATTTTCCCGACGTAAATTATTCTAATATAGGAGCCGCAAACGGAACAATAACAGGATATGCAAAAATAGGAAATTATTTAGGAACTTTTAAAAAAGAAAACGAGCATGAAAATTCCTTAATTCTCCGCGAAGGTATTATTAACACCTATGAAGACGGATCAACAGAAAGCTCATTTGTAATAGTTAATACATTACAGGGAGAAGGTTTAATATCTCCGTACTCAATAGCATATTTAGAGGGTGAGCCGCTTTTCCTGTCAAAAAAAGGTATTTATGCTATAACGACAAACGACGGAACAGAAAAGCGATACGGTCAAAACAGATCATATTATCTAAACGGAAAATTAAATGACGAGCCGAATTTAGAGAACGGACATTCCACAGTCTTTAACAATATGTATATTTTGGCATTAAACAATAAATTATACATATTAGACGGACTACAACCGAACTATACTGAAAATGAACCATATTCGACAAAACAATATGCCGCCTTTTATTGTGAAGATATCCCGGCAACGTGTATATGGTCGGACTCGGAAGATTTATTCTTTGGTACGGACGATGGGAAAATATGTAAATTCTATAAGGAAGACGAAGACATTTATTCATATCAGGACAACGGATATCCGATAACGGCATGGTGGGAAACGCCCGATCTTGACGGCTATTTATTCTACAAGAATAAGACGTTTAGATATTTTGCTATCCGCTTGATGAAAGCATTTAGAACATCCTACAAGTTTTATGCTAAAAAATTCTCTGTTTGGACGTTCATTAAAGAGGATGATACAACCGGCAGAACATTTGATTTTAGTAGGCTAGATTTTAGCGATTTTACATTTTCTACAGACTGGTCGGAGAAAATATCTCATACCAAGTTAAGAGTTAAAAAGGTTGATAAGGCGAGCTTTAAGATGGAAAATTCCAAACTTTATCAGCCTTTTGGTATTTATGATCTGGCACTTGAATACCTGGAAAATGGAAACTATAAGAGGTAAAAAAAATGGCATTTACAAAAATTACAAGTACACAACTTAATTCAAGGGGAGCTACGACATTACCTGACGCGCCTACAATTCCGTCTAACCAGCTAAAAGAAGAGTTTGACGCGCCGGCAAAACAGATCGTCGCACCGGCAGTAAACAACCTAATTGACGAGCTTGAATCGTCAACCGCGGCCGCAAGTTTGGGTATTGACCCGCCAACAGGAAGGACAGGAAACAATGTTCAGTCTTTAGCGGACGAATTATCTTCCCATCTTGCAGAAGTAGAAAACGCCGTTACCACTATTGTAGTTGATGATAAAGTTATTACTTTGTCGGGTAATGATAGGCTAGAGATCAAGGCCGGCGAAAATATAATCTTATATACCGACGAAGAGGAAAAGACTATTGAAATCAATTCATCCGGCGGGGGTGGTGGTAACGCCGTGTGGGGCTTAATAACCGGCCAGATCGGAATGCAGCAAGACTTAATGAACGCACTATCATATAAGGCAGATAAAGCAACCTCGCTTTCAGGCTACGGTATTACCGATGCTTATACAAAAAGTGAAGTTTATAGCAAGAGTGAAATAGATAGCAACATATATACCAAAACCCAAGCGGATAACAAATATCCCACAAAAACGTATGTCGATGATACTTTTCTAAAAAAAGAGAACTACGGAGAAATCCTCAGCAGAACTATTCCAGCGGGGGGATATGGAGCAAATTTTGCGACATACGGCTCGGCCGATAATCCGCCTGTTATTACTGATATACTTGCAGACGACGGCACAGATAATATAGTTACATACGAAAATATACAAACAGTATTTGATGACGGTCAATGGTTCATATTTGTAGGGAAAAGTAGTTCGCCATATAGTCGCGCCACAACAGTTTATATTAGATGCGTTCCTCTAAATAAATATAATTAAGGAAGAAGCAAAAGAATGAAATACGCAGTTCGGTAGAGGAATAAATTATGCAGACGCAGATCACGCTACAAGCCCTGTTACAATGCGGGGCTATTATTATGGCAATTTTTGGGAGTTACAAGGTTATCATGGAGATAGTTAAGGCAATTACTGACCGTCACGACAAGGAAAAGGAATGGACTAAAACCAAAGAGGATTTAGAAAAAGGTAGACAAGAGATCATAAAAAGATACGATGCCAAACTAGCCGAAATGGAAGAGAAGATCGACGAGAACCATTGTGACACCGAAGCAAAAATCCAGGAGTTAAGATCGGAAATGCTTATTCTAACTAAATGTATGAGCGCCGTTTTGGATGGCTTAAAGCAGCTTAATTGTAACGGTACGGTTAGCGAAGCAAAAAAAAACCTAGACGAGTTCCTTATGTCAAGAGCTTATGATATGTGAAAGGAGACTGTATGAACGCTAATATTTTCTCACCTAAAGTCTATGACTGGTGCAAATGGATAGCACTTATCTGTCTGCCGGCTTTAAGTACATTCATAGTGTGCATAAGCCGTGTGTGGGGCTGGGCTGATCTCGGTTCCATGATCGCACAGACAATAACGGCCGTGTCACTTTTGTTAGGCAGCCTTTTAGGAATTTCGCACATACAGTATGTGAAAGAGGATGAATGATGCCGACGATTAAACAGGTACTTGATCTTGCCGAGTCGCAAGTCGGAACAACTGAATACCCGCCTAACTCGAATGAGTGTATCTATAATGACTGTTTCTACGGGCATCGTGTGAGTGGTTCCAGCTATCCCTGGTGCGCCGTTTTCCTTTGGTGGTGTTTTGCTCAATTTGATCCTTGTCTTATCAAAAAGACAGCTTCATGTATGGACTTAGCACAATGGTTTAAGGATAACGGACAATGGATAGAACCGGGCAAACAGTTACCAGGGGATGTAGTGTTTTATAAGTTTAGCACTAATTCTAGGTGGACTAACCATACAGGGCTAGTAAAGGACGTTCTGGGCGCAAATGATATAAACGCCGTTGAAGGGAATACGTCTGAAAAAGGAAGCCAGGATAACGGCGGTGCGGTCCTTATAAAGCACAGAACGTCAAACATTGTCGGATATGGAAGACCCAAGTATGACGAATATTATTCTGCTGATCCTAAAGCTGATTATTTATACGGAATTGATGTAAGCGAATGTCAGGGCGGCATTGATTGGAATTTAGTCAAAAAGTCCGGGATTTCTTTTGCTTGTTTGAGATCAACGAAAAAGAACGGATCAGTAGACAAGACATTTGAGAAGAATTTACAAGCGTGTATGGAAAAAGGGATTGATTATTCCTGTTACAAATACGCTTATGCAAAAACCCACGACGCGGCCCGGATAGAAGCCGACGGGGTTATAAACCTTTTAGGTGATAGAAAAATGCCTATCTGGTATGACATGGAAGATAACAGCCTAACTTCACTCGGTAAAGATACCATTGAAGGGATAGCGTTATCCTTTATCGGCGAGTGCAAAGAAGCCGGGTTCGAGGTTGGGATATATTGTAATAAAAACTGGTACGACAATTATATTTCCGATTATCTGAAAAAGCGGTTCAACTTCTGGATTGCAAGGTACGGAAAGAACACGGGGCAATTAGACGAGAAATATAAGCCCACAGGAAAGAATGTTATCGCCTGGCAGTACACGTCAAAAGGAAAAGTGCCGGGTATAAACGGCGATGTTGATAGAGACGTATTATATTAAGGGGGTATTGAAAAATGGCATCTATAGCTGATTCGAAAGTCGCGGCATTGTTAGCGCAAAGAGCAAACAGGGGTTATCCGACATCATATAATCGTGCTGCGTATGGTTCGGGTGGCCTTAATTTAACAGATATGGGATGGCCTAGTTCTACAGAAGGATTCCAGGGAACAAGTATAGCCCAGGCATTAGCAACTATGCCTAGTAATAATAAGACCTCAAACAGTTCGGCGGGCAGCATTTCATCAGCCCGGAGCTATGCTAATGACTACAATGGCGGGAACGCTTCTGACGCCTATATTCAGCAGTTAGAGGAACAGTTAAGAGGATATCAGTACGACGCCGAGGAACGCCAGAAAGATAGGGATTTACAAGACAAATGGCGTCAGGAAGAGCGTGAAGACCGAAAAAGAGAAAGAGAAGAAGATCGGAAAGAGCGTGAAGAGGAAAAAAAGAAAAAATCAGATGCTTATACTAAAGCGTTAACGAAGTATCAGAAGAATAAGATCAACCGCAAGGACTTTTACAAAAAAGAAAAGAAAAACGCCAAAAATAATTACAAGAGTAGTTCAAAT